TAATTTCATTGCCTTCACTGCGAGGATATAACGATGGCACTGCAACCATACAAGGGCGCGGATACCGCACAGTTCTACGTGCTGGAAACAACGCCAGGCGTCACGCCAACTTCCCCGAGCTGGTCGCCACTGCGCAACACCGGCGGTATTCCGGCCGTAACCCGCGACGCGCTGGTTTCTAACGAACTCGACGGCAGCCGAGAAACTTCTTCCATCCGTACCGGTAACAAACAGGTTACTGGCGAATACGCTATCGAATTGAGCGCACAAAGCCAGGACGAATTACTGGCCGGCGCAATGACCAGTTCCTGGGTTGCTGGTTCTACCGTCGCCGGATTGTCTGTGACTGTGGATGCTGACGCGAAGACATTTACCCGCGCTGCCGGTGATTTCACTACCGCCGTTGAAGTTGGCGACCTTATTCGCTTCCCTGGGTTAACCGGTGATAATAGTAAACCATTTATCGCTACCGCTGTTACTGCACTGGTTGTGACCGGTGAAGCTATTAACCATACACTTACTGACGAGTCAGCGGTAACAACTACTCTTGTTGTCGGTGATAAGCTGGAAACTGGTAACCTCTGTAAAACCTATTCCATCCTTACCTGGTTCAAAGGCCGTTGCGGTGGTGCAGACAGTTTTATCGTAACTCGCGGCGTTGAGTTTACCGGCTTCACTATCGAGCAGGCAGTAAACGCGATGGTAACTGGGTCGTTCCCGTTCATCGGTCTTAATCAGGAAATCCTGACAGCGCCACCTGCAGGTTCTACCTTCACGGTTAACTTCGATGCGCAGCCTTTTTCGTCGGTTGATGTGTCGGCGTTCAACGGCACCGCACCGCTGAAGCTGATTGACACATTCACTATCACCAACGATAACGGCGCATCGGCGCAATATGAACTGGGTAACGACAGTGTAGCGTTCGTCGAGCGCGGCCGCGCGGCTAACACCTTCTCGCTGGCGGGCAAGCTGTACGACATGACTCTGTTGAATCTGTTCCTGAACGAAACCCAGATTGAATTGACGTCTATTCTGTCAGGCCCAGATGGTGCGATGTCGTTCACACTGAAGCGTGCGGAACTAACGGCAGCTACGCCGGAGATTGGCGGGCCGGAATCTGTGACCCTGAGCATGGAAGGCCAAGCGACAGGAAACCCGATGCAGTCATCTATCGTGATTCAGCGTATCGCTTACGCATAAAAGAAAGGCCCCTTACGGGGCCTTTTTACGCTCAAAGTCGCCTTTTGTTATCTTTAAGACGTGCAACCAATAGGTGGGTGATTGAATTTTGTCTGTGTAGGAATCAAGGAACCCCGACATCATAACATCATCGAACCACACACGGCAGCGCTCATCGACATATACTGCGCGGACGCCATAAGGCCAGCCGCCACAACGTCTTAGCTCTGTTAGTATCGCTTCTTCTCTTGTCATGTTAGTCACTCCGTAAAAGAATAACCGGCCCTGCCCCGGGTGCGATTACATCTCTGGAATCTCAATATCAGTAGCTGCGCGGGACGCCACCCAACCCTCATATCTCGCGTTAAGTATTGGGTGGCTTCGGAAATCCCCATCGCCGCGCCAGTAATCTAGATAATCTTCACGATAACAAAACTCTTTTCTCAACCAATCTTCAAACTGCTTGCTTGATTCCGTCATGTTAGTCACTCCCCAAAAGAATATCCGTAAGAGAAAGATGTCTGCGTCATAGACACCGCGTTAAAAGACGGCATTGAATCGCTGTTGCCGTTGTCTATAGCCCGGGCCGCAGCCATCGTCATAGCTACACCTGCGTCTTTAGGTGACGCCCCTTTCAGGCGCATTCTCTTGCCATTCTCGCAAGCAGATACCTGCGAAGCGACCAGGCCTTTGTACGCACCAATTTGCTCCGGCGTTTCGACTTTGTAGCGCGCAACGGCAACATACTGGTCTACTACCGCTGTGCCAATATCGCGGCATGACACTGCTTCTGCGGAGAAGCTAAGAACCATAGAAGCGCCGAGTATTCCACCTAAAATGTATTTCATGATAAACCTCTTCGTTGATAATATTATGCTAATATAAACGCCGATTAGCAAAAGCGCAACAAAAAAGATAGAATAATTTTGCGCCTAGTGTCGCACACGAAAAGCGGTTGGTTGCCGCCTGGCGCTTTAAACAACCTACACCCTCTTAACCAAAGGATAAATCATGGAACTGAAAGACTTCTTCTACGCCGACAAGCACGCCGCAGGAACATTAATGCCTATCCCACTGCCCAATGGCGAAGACTCTGGCGAGTGGCTCCGGGTAATTGGCCCTGCGTGTGACGATGGTGTGAAAGCTGGGCGGGATTACGCCCGTGCTTATCATGCTCTACGTGAAGAACTAGCCCATCTTGATGCTAAAGGCAAAGAGCGTAATGACTGGACCGAATACAACACCCTGATGAACTGGCGCGCGGACGAGCTTAACGACGCGCTGGCGATGGCTGTGGTTACCGGTTGGTCTATGGATAACGAATTCAGCAAAGAAGCCCTGGCAGAGTTGCTAAAGCAATATAAAGGCCTGGGGACCGTGGTAGTTAAGCACTTCCATGACAGCCGCCAGTCGTTAATGGAAAAGTAGCAGCGCTGTATGAGTTCGCCCGCTGGAATTACGTCGACAGACAGAAGAAACAGAAATTCGACGCTATAGGCGCGGGCCACGAGGCTTTTCTTATCTCGATAGGACAGATACAAACGGCAACCAGGAAAGAGGACCATGGGCCTAAGTTGCCGTCTCTCTTTGCGGGGACCTGGGATAAGTATCGCAACCTCAAATTCATACAGCGCGACACAGGTGAATCACTGGTACTATGTCCTCGTGATATAATTAAATGGCAAGACCTGGTAGCGTATACATCCGTTACCGGGGATACGATAAGTCTGTTAGACGCAGAACTTATCATGGGTATAGACGCAATCTTCGAAGGGCGAGACGATGGCTGATACAGCTTCGCTAATTGCGAGAGTAAAAACGGAAGGCGCGGAACAGGCGGCTAAGCAGCTTGATACTTTCGCTACATCCGCAGGCAAGGCTGACACATCAGCGACCAAGATGGCCTCGTCTGTCGATAAGGCTACCCCAAGACTTAAAGGCTTCGGCACAGGCGCGCAACAGATTGGCTACCAGGTTCAGGACATGGTCGTCCAGATTCAGGGCGGCACATCGGCATTCGTAGCCATCGGACAGCAGGGTTCTCAGCTTGCGGGCGCATTCGGCCCAGGCGGCGCGGTAATCGGTGCAATCATTGCGCTGTCGGCTGCCGTTGCTGGCACGCTGGTTAAGTCTCTCGGTGGCGCGAAGGTAAGCGCCGAAGAACTCCAGGCTTCAACGAAGACGCTTGATGACGTCCTGCAAAAGAACAAAGACGGCACTTATGAGTTGTCCGACAGCTTCGTAGAACTTGCTAACAATATCGACACTGCCTCCCAAGCCCAGGCCAAATTCTACGAGGCGCAATCGGCAACCGTAACGCAGACCGAGGGCGCAAAAGAGGCAATTACCAGTTTAGTCGATAGTCTTGACACTTGGACTAATGGCTCGGCTATCGGCGCCCAACGCTCAATGGAGTTAGGGCAAGAAACATCTTCCCTGTCGGGTTACCTGGAAGATTTATCCGACAAGTTCGGTATTACTAACGACGAGGCTAAAGGCCTTGTTCCCCTTCTCGCTGCAGTGCAGAAGAACGCCTCCCCCGAAAATATTAAATCCTTATCAGACGAGACCGCGCGGCTTAACGATAAATACGATGGCACCAACAGCGAGCTTGTTAAATTTAACGGGGAACTGTTTAAGAACGTAGGCCTTTTACAGCAGGCTCAGTCTAAGGCCGACACCCTTTCCGGCTCCCAAGATAAGCTGGGTCGTTCTGTAAACTCCACGACGCAGAGGATGCGTGAGCAGAACGACCAGATTATCAAAAACGTGCAAATCGGCAACATGGCCGATAAAGAGCGCTATGCTGCCCAGGCACAGGCCGACAAGGAGGCCTTCGCCAAGCGTGAAGGTGTTACCGAAGAGCAGATTAAAGCATACAATGCCGCGCGAGATGAAGAGGCGCGACAGGATATCCAGCGTGTCAACGATACTGAAGCCAAGAAGTTAGCTGCCGAACAAGAATCTGCTGCTAAACGCGCCGCAACAGAAGCCCAACAAACCGAGAATAAGAAACGGCAACAGGAGCGCCAGGCACAGAACTTTCTGGATACGCTAGCCCGGCAAAACTCTGATGAACTGAAGTCTATCGACGCGCAAGAGCAGCAGAAACTGGCCAAGCTTCAGGAGTTCCAGCAGAGCGGTGCTATTAACGCCAAGCAGTACGAAGACGCAAAAACAGCTATTGTTCTTGAAGCGGATACGGCGCGCGCCGAATTACTCCAGAAGCAAAAAGAAGACCGGGAGAAACAGCAGAATAACGCCGATACTTTGCTGGCACAGATTCAGGCACAGAATGAAGGCGAACTGGCAGAGATGGACCGCCAAAACGCCGCAAAACTTAAGAAGCTGAACGAGTATCACGAACAGGGTCTGATTCTTGAGCAAGCGTTTAACGACGCTAAAGACCAGATGGTCCGAGACTCGGTTATCAAACAGAGTACCTATTCCGCGCAACAGTTCTCGAACGTATTTGGCGACCTGTCGGCATCCATGAAGGAAGGGTCCAAAGAGGCCAAGGCCTTCGCTATTATGCAGGCGACAGTTAACACGTTTACGTCTGCGGTTAACGCCTACATGTCCGCATCTGCAATCCCTGTAATCGGGTGGGTGATGGGTCCTATAGCTGCCGCCGCAGCCCTGGCCGCAGGTCTTGCGAACGTTTCTAAGATTCGCTCGGCCCGTGAGCAGGGTGGTAACCTGGCCGCAGGTCAGATTTCAACTATTGCCGAGCGAGGACAGCCTGAAGTTATCATGCCAGCCGGCGCGTCTCGCGTAAGAACGGCCGCCCAGATGCGCCAGATTATGGGTGAGAACAGCGGCGCCCGCAGCGGCGGTGACAGTGTCACAATAGTAAACAATACTACAGGACGCATTGACTCGGCGGTGACAGAGCGAGATGACGAAGGGAGATTACGTGTTATTATTAGTGAAACAGTATCCCGTGCGCTGCAAGACAGCAACAGCGATATATCTAAATCACGTATTGCCACGCGCAATCAACCAGGATTCGTATAATGTCTGATTTGAGATTCCCGGCCTCGCTGAAGCCGATTGTAAGTAAGGGCTACTCTCAGACCAGGGGTAGTAATATCTGGCGCGTAGATGTCCAGGGGGGACTGCCGCGTCAGGGCCGCGACACTTACTTCGAACCGGTGCCGATTAGCGTCACTCTGGTCGTGTCTAATCTCGGTCGCCAGGTGTTCTATAGCTTCCTGAATAACATTCACGGTGGGGCTGACTCGTTTATCATGCCCCACGATACCGGGATGGGTATTGAGGACCACCAAGTACTCATCACGTCGACCATCAGCGACAGTACCGACGACGGGAAAAACTGGGTGTTAACATTCACGGCAACCGCTGAGCGCACCGCGATTCAGGAAGATACTTGTCTTACCCAGAATCTGCCAGATTTGTACGGCTGCTACGGCGATTGTCTGGGTGGCTTCCTTAAAGCGTACGGCGTTGCCCAGACAACATTCCCGCGCATATGGGACCCGATGCAATGAGCCAACAAACCGTAGAAGAGGCGTATCGCCTCAAGCTGGCCTCAAACCCGGAAGGTCAGATGGACTACACAACGGTAGAGATAACACATCCTCTGCTATCGCGGCGCTATCTTATTGTCCGGGGCACGTCACCACTCACGGCAACACTTGAAACTGGTGAAGTTGTAACGTTTGAGCCATCGCCTATGGACGCCAAGAACGCAGCTAACAATAACGATATGGACCAGCAGGCTGCTTTCACGTTGCCGGATGTGGGCAACCAGCTCGACGACGAAATGGACCGTATTCCGCTAGGCAACCAGGACTGGCCGGTATTCACGTTCCGTGCGTACGTCAGCACAGACCTATCCTACCCATGCAAAGGACCTGTCACCTATGACCTGCAATCGCTGAGCCAATCCAAGGGTGTGTTTACGGCCGATGTAGGTGTTCCGCGGCTTAACGAGCGTCCTACAGGTATTCTTATGTCGCCTACAGAAATCCCTATATTACGCGGGGTGCTGTCGTGACAGACATTAATTCTTATACCGGGCTGCCGTATGACTTTCGCCGTCGTAACTGCTGGCACCACGTAATGAA